TTCACCGGCCGACCTGCAGCTCTCTGAGTCGCTGTCGGGCTGGGCGACCGAGTGCTGCCGCCTGTTTAACGTGCCGGTGGTGATGATCGGCGCGTCACCGACCGGGCATACCGGCTCGTCGGTGCTCTACTCAAACGTCGGTCAGAACACGGCCGCCTATGTCGGCACCGCCGTATCCCCGGTGCTGGCGGCGATCGAGCAGGCACTGTCGGGGCCCTACGTGACCCCGCGCGGGCAGCGCGTGATTTTCCAGGTTGGCCAGTACGTGCGATCTGATCCGACGGCGGCGGTCGAGTACGTGACCGCGCTCGTCGACAAGCAAATCATTTCGGTTGACGAGGCGCGCGGCGTGCTCGGCATTCCGCCGGTCGCGGTCGGTGGCACCGTCGACGAGATCACACCCGGGAGGGTCTAGCTATGCACGTCGAGTTCGCGGTCAACGTCGACGACGTCGACACTGAGGGGCGCACGATCACGGGCATTGGGGTGCCGTGGGACCAGGCCGGGAAGATCGGCGGCCGCACATTCAAGTTTCAGCGCGGCTCGCTCGCCCCGGCGATGCGCCGCACGCCGCTCGTGCTCGGTCACGACGGCGAGCCGGTCGGCGTGCTCGCCGAGCATGCCGACGACGACCAGGGCGCCCGCGTCACGTTCCGCGTCGATCGCACACCCGACGGCGACCGTGCGCTCGTGCAGGCCGCGTCGGGTTCGCGCGGCTCGCTCTCGGTGGGCGCCGACGTCGACGACTCGGTCGTGCAGGCCGACGGGTCGGTGCTCGTCACGGCCGCTCGCTATGTCCATTTCGCGCTTGTCCCGCACGGCGCATTCGCCGGGGCGGAAGTCGAGCACGTCGTCGCACACCGCGACAAAGCACACGACCAGGAGGGCAACATGATCGAGGACCGGATCGCCGCCGCACGTGAGACACCCGAGCCCGAGCCCGACCCGGCCCCGGACCCGGCACCCGAGCCCGACGAGCCCGAGCGCGGCCGCGCGCGCGTGCGCGTGATCGCCGAGCGGCGGCCCGAGCTGAGCGCCGGGGACTATGCGGTGCTCGCGATTCGCGCGCAGCGCGGCGATGGTGACGCGCTGCGCGTGCTCGCGGCGCTGACCGAGACGCCGATCACCGACCTCGGTGGCGTGCTGCCGCCTCAGTACGAGCGGACGGTGCTCGGCGAGAAAACGGTCGACCGCGTGCTCTGGTCGATCTTCTCGGGGCGGCCGCTGCCGGCCGCCGGGACGCAGGTCATTAAGCCGACCTGGACGACGGGCCCAAACGGTGCCTGGGCTGCAACGCTCGACGCCGACGCGACCACGTCGGCGCTCGTGATCGGCACGACCCCGGCGTCGATCGACCGCTGGGACTGGGCGGCCGCGCTGCCCTGGGTCGCGGTGCAGCGTTCCGACCCGGACCTGCTCGACACGATCTATTCGGCCGCCGTCGTCGACTTCTACGGCGACGTCGAGACGCGGATCGCCGCGCTGCTTGCGACGGGCACCGTGTCGCTCGCCGACACCTTGGGCGCGGGTATCGCCGCGTTCTACCAGGCGACCGAGAAGTCGCCCGAGGTGATCGTCGTCGCCCCCGACGTCTGGGGTGACATGGCCGACGCAAAGCAGCTCGACGCTGCGGTCGGTGGCGGCGCCGTGTCCGGCATCCAGGGCCTGTCGGCGTACTACGCCGGGCTGCCGATCACCGCGTCGGGTGCGCTCGCGGTCGGCGAGCGCGTCTTGGCGACGCGGCGCGCGCTCGACGTGCGTATCAGTGACCCGCTGCGGCTGACCGCAAACGCGATCGGCGCGCTGAACGTCGAGCTGGGCGTCGTCGGCGAGGGGCTGTTCGACGTCGACTATGCCGAGGAAATCGTCAAGCTGACCCCGCCCGTCGGCGCGCTCGCGGCGTCAAGCGGTCGCAGCTCGTCGAAGTCGAGCTAGCACGCTAGCTCTGGCAAGCGGTCCGGCGCCCGCGACCCCGGGCGCCGGACCTGCACCGAAAGGAAACGGTTTGGCGCATGAATGGCTAGAGGCGGCACGAGTAGCTGACTGGTTGTCGGTCGACGCTGCCGACGAGCACGTCGCGATCGCGACCGCCGCCACGGCCGCCTACGTCGAGCGGTTCCGGGAGGACGTCGACTTCACGACCGCGCCTCTCGGGCCCGAGTACGACGACCTCGTGCAAGCGTGCGTCGAGCTGGCGGCGCTGCAATACCAGCAGCGCAACGCACCGTCGGGGTTCCCGGGCTACGGCGAGATTGGGGACGGCAGCTTTGCGGCCGGGTACGGCGGCGCCGACGTGTTTCGGATTTCGCAGCTTTACCGGCGGATCGGCATTCGGAATGCGAGAACCGCGTGAATACGGCCGTGCTCGTGCTCGACGCCGTCGTCGAGATGCTCGACGCGCACGGCATCGACTCGACCCGCGACGCGGGCGCGTTCTATCCGCAACCGCTGGGCGTGCTCGTGGGGCTGCCTGCATTGTCGGGCGCCACCTTGGGTGCGCGCACGTACACGGTGCCGGTCTATGTCGTCTCGGGGCAGCCGTTGGTCGAGCCGGACGTCGTCGACGCGCTCTATTCGCTCGCCGACGCGTGCGCGGCCGCGCTCGACGTCGCCGCCTACTCACCGTTCGATTTCCGAGGCTCGGCGGCTAACGCTGAGGCGCTCCCGGCCGTGCAGCTCGACGTCACGGCAACCGTTCCGATTCCCGCACCGATCACACTGGAGGCGTAAAAATGTCGGTACCCGCTTTGAAGGATTCGCGGCTTGGTCCGGGCACGCTGACGATCGGCTCAACCGAGTACGGCGTGCAAATCTCGAACGTGCGCCTGACGCCGGACGTGTCGACTGAGGACGGCACGCCGACCCTGGGCATCCCCGAGCCGTCGCCGTTGTCGACAATCGCCTGGAAACTCGCCGGGTCGGCGATCCAAGACTGGGAGGAGGACGCCGGGTTCGTCAACTACTGCATGGACAACGGCCTTGCCGAAGTCGCGTTCGTTTGGGTGCCGCTGAATGACGCGACCGTCGAATACTCGGGGACGTGCCAAATCTTGCCGGTCGAGATTGGCGGCGACGTCGCGGTGCAGCAGACAACCGATTTCGAGTTTCCGGTGATCGGCACGCCGACCCGTGCCGCGCACGTCCCGGCCGGGCTGGAGACGCGCAGCTCGCGCGGTAAGGCTGCCGCGTGATCCGGGGCAGCGCGCACGTCGAATACGCCGACGGCACGACCGACGAGCTGCACGTCGTCCCGTTCGACTGGGTGCGCTATGAGCGCTACTGCGCGTCCCGGAAGGTCACCGCCGACATTCGCGAGGGCCCGGCAACGTGGGGGATGTATCTCGCCTACTCGGCGTACGAGCGCGCGCACGCCGGGAACGGTGCCGGGCCGGTGCCGGGGTTCGACGTCTGGGCGGCGACAATCGAGCAGCTCGACCTCAACCTGGAAACGCCGGACCCTACCCCGACGGCAGCCCCGGCCGAATGATCGCCGCGCTGACCCTGTTGACCGGTATCGCGCCGTCGGTGCTCTGGGTCGAGGACCCGGTCGACCTTGCAACGCTCGTCGACCTCGTGAGGGAACGTGCCGACCGCGATTAGCTATGACACTCGCGACGTGGTGACCGTGATCGGGCAGCTTCGCGACGTCGACAAAGCGCTACGCACTAACGCGTCGGCGGAGCTGCGCGACGCTGCCGGGAAAACAGCCGAGCGCGGCGTCGCTGCGTTGCAGGCGGGTGCGCGCGGCACACCGCAGGCGTCGATTGTCGCGTCGTCCGCGAAGGTGAAACGCGACCGCGTCCCGGCGATTCAGCTCGGCGGGTCGCGCCGGGTCGGCCGTCGCGGCACCGCTGCCGGTGACATTCTCTGGGGCTCTGAGCATGGCGGCCGTAACTTCGCGGCCCCGGCGAATTCGTCGGGCTACTGGATCGACCCGACGATGCGCCGCTTTCAAGACGGCGCCGCTGCCGACGAGTACCGGGCGGCGGTCGCCGTGATCCTGCGCCGGGCCGGGGTGCTCTAGATGCCTGCGAACATCGTCATTCGCATCGGCGCATCGGCGACGCAGGCCGTGTCGGAAATCGGCAAGGTGAATAGCGCGCTCGGCGACCAGCAAACGATCGCGCAAAAGGCTCACGCGGGCATCACTAAGGCGGCGATCCCGGCAGCGATCGCGCTCGCGGCCGTCGGTGCTGCAGCGGTCGACGCGACAAAGGCAGCGCTAGAGGATCAAGCGGCGCAGGAGAAGCTCGCGTCCCAGCTCGGCAGGGTCACCGACGCAACCAAACCGCAAATAGCGGCCGTCGACGCTTACATCACGAAAATGAGTTTTGCGACGGGCGTCGCCGACGACGAGTTGCGCCCGGCGCTCGGCAAGCTCGCGACCGCGACCGGCAGCATCACGAGCGCGCAAAAAGAGCTGCAGATCGCGCTCGACGTGTCGGCGCAAACCGGCAAGAGTCTCGACTCAGTGTCGACCGCGCTCGCGAAGGGCTACACCGGGCAGACCGCGTCGCTGAACAAGCTCGTGCCGGGGCTCGACCAGGCGGTCATCAAATCCAAGGATATGACCAAGGTGAATAAAGAGCTGGCCGACCTGACCGGCGGCGCCGCCGCCGACGCCGCCTCAACCGCCGCCGGGCAGTATCAGATTTTCGGCGTACGCATGCAAGAGCTGAAAGAGGGGATCGGCGCCGGGCTGATTCCGGTGGTCGAGGCGTTCCTGCCGCTCTTGAACAAGTCGACCGAGTTCATCGCCAAACATACGCAGCTCGTGACGATCGCGGTCGGCGCGATCGCGGCGCTGGCCGCCACGATCCTCACCGCTAACGCCGCACTGAAAGCGTACGCGGTGTATCAGGCGATCTTTGTCACCGAGACGGGCGGTATGACGATCGCGCAGCGTGCGCTTAACTTCGCGCTTGCGTCCAATCCGATCGGCCTGGTGATCGTCGCTATCGCCGCGCTCGCCGCCGGGCTCGTTATCGCGTATCAGAAGTCGGCGACGTTCCGGGCGATTTGCGCGGCCGCGCTCGACGCCGTCCGGGTCGCGGCCGACGCCGTCGTCGACGCGTTCCGGTCGCTGCTTAGCATCGCTCAGTCGGCGTTTAACTGGATCGTGGCGCACTGGAAGGTCGCGCTGTTTGCGTTCGGGCCCTTGGGCGCTGCCGTGTCGCTGATTGCTCAGAATTTCGATGCGATCAAGGCGGCGGCCGTGGCGGCGTTCGACGCGATCACGTCGGGCGTCGGTGCGGCGATCGGTGCGATTCGTTCGGCTATCTCGTGGGTCGATTCGCTGCTCGACAAGATTTCTCGGATTCACGTGCCGCATATCCCGGGGCTCGGCTCGATCGGGCTATCGGCACCGGCACCGGGCACACCCGGCGCGACCGGCCGGGCAACGCCGACGGCGAGCACGTCGGGCGGCGTCACCGTCAACGTCTACGGCGCCGTCGACCCCGAGGGGACCGCGCGCGCGATCAATCGTGTACTGCGGCAGCACGACCGCCGTTTGGGGCTCGCGTGGTGACCGCGTGCTGACCCCGGTTGCGTTGACGATCGGGTCGACGACGATCGACCTCGACGACGTGATCGCTGACGTGACGATCCGGCACGGCCGCGTCGACGTGTACGAGGCCGCGAGCCCGAGCACGCTGCAGCTCACGATCGAGGACGTGCCGCGCTCGTTTACGCGCGCGTTCCGGGTCGGCTCGCCGCTCGTCTTTACCTGCACCGACGGGACAACGGTTGCGCCACGCTTTACGGGCACGGTCACCGACGGGGCCGTCGATGATTCACGCTTGACGGCGATCGCGGTCGGCAGGCTCTCCACGCTCGCGTCCCATAGCGTCGGGAAGGTCGATTATCCCGTCGAGGCCTGGTCGGCGCGCGTTACGCGCGCGTTCACTGAGGCAGGGCTCGCGGCGTACCTGCAGCTCGTCGCACCGGCCGCCGGGACCGACCCGCAGCTCGCCGCGCGCGTCGCCGCGACCGACGGGCCGGTCGGGCTCGACGAGTACCTGACGGCGCTCGCGGATATGGTCGGCGCCGCCGTCGCAGACACCCCCGACGGCAAGATTCTCGTGCAGCCGATTTCGTCGCGCACGCCGTCCGGCTCGATCACGCTCGACCCCGACCTCGTCGCCTACGTGCCGACCTGGACGCAAGTCTTGCCGCTCGCGAACGTCGTCACCGTCAACTACGTGGGCGGCTCGGTGACGGTGCAAGACGACGGCTCGGTCGCGTTCTACGGGCCGCGCCCGACGTCGATCGAGACGACGTTTACGACGTTGGCGGCGGCGACGGCGCGCGCAAACGAGCGGCTTGCGCGCAGCTCTTACTCGCATTGGAATATTCCGAGCGCGCCGTATCTCGTCGGGGCCCGGTTCGGGATCGGTGCGCCGATCACGCTGACCGATATGCCTGCCGGGTCGCCGTATGCGACCTGGACGCCGATTCTGGAGGGCTGGCAGGACAACATCACCGGGGACGGCCGCGACCTTGACTGGACGATGGAGCTGGCGCTGTCTGACCCGCTCGCGTCCGGGCTGACGTTGCCCTGGAATGCCGTTCCGACGTCGCCTGCGTATACGTGGGCGGCGATCAATCAATCGACCGCGTGGCGTGATGCGCTGCAGCTAGGAGACTTGACGCCGTGACCGACGACCTGCAGCTCGGCGACCTGCTCGGCGACGACGTCGACGCGCTCGCGTCGACGCTGACCCCGAACCTCGGGCTGCCCTATCCAGCGAGCTCTGACCCGGTCGCTGCCGGTGCGACGAATATCCGCGACCTCGCGCTCGCGCTCGACGCAAACTCCAAGCTCGTTAGCGTGAACACTCCGGTGCTCGCGGCGAGCACGCTGCGCGCCGGGGCGTACGTCGGTGAAGTCGTGCTGATTTGGCTGCAGGGCGGCATTTGGCACACGAACGAAAACCTGCTCGTCTATGCGCGATGGGGCAACCCTGACGGTGCCGCGAACAAGTGGCATATTCTCGGGCCGCCCGTGATGATGGACACCTATGTTGCGGCCGCGTTTACCACGCCTGCCGGGACGAATAACGACATTGACGTCTTTCTCGATTGTCCCGCCTGGGTTACGGGTTGGCTCGTCGCAAACGTGCAGCTCAATAGCGGCCTGGTCGACGTGATTCTGACCGATAGCGCGAGCCATTCCGTCTATTGGTCGTCGAGCGGCCGCCTGTTTTCGTTCGCGAATGTACGCAGCCCGTTTTACGCGTTGCTGCAGGGCCGCTGTTATCTGCAGTACTACTCGCCGAGCGCGCCGTCGACGGTCGCGAATCGGCGGCTCGGTATCGAAATCGCCGCCCTGACCGCCAACGCCTAAAGAGGGGGACCCGTGGAAATCGCGTTTACTATGGCCTGCGTCGTGCCGATACCGGACGCGGCCGGTATCGGCGTCGTCGCGCCGGTCGGCGAGCTGCTTACCTGCAGCCCCGAAGTCGGCGCCGTGCTGATTGCGGCCGGGGTCGCGGTCGACGGCTCCGAATGGGTGCCGCCGCCTGCCGAGTTTGCCGACCTCGCCGAGCCACGCGGCTTGCCCGTTCCGCTGCCGTGAATGTCGACGGCCGTCACCGCCGAGCTGCTCGCCGCGCTCGCCGCGCTCGTGCTCGGGCTCGCGATCGCGCTAGCGCGCACCCGGGAACGGCTCGCCAAGGTCGAGGCGATCGTCGAGCAGCTCGTCAAGAAACACGGCGCCTAAAGCTCGTCGATCGCGCGCCTGACCCGGTCGGCGTCGGTGCGGACGTAGTGCATGGTCGAGGCGATCGAGCGGTGCCTGCATGCCTCTTTGGCGACCATCACGTCGCCCGTCGCGCGGTACAGCTCGGTTGCGAATGTCGCGCGCAGGCGGTGGGCGCCGCCGCTGACGCCGTGCTGATTCATCACGTATTTGCAGCGCCACGAAATCGCGTTCGCGGTCGCGTCCCAGAGGCGGCCGTGCGGCTTACCGGCGAGCAGCTCGACCACGAACGGATGCGCCGCAACGCTCGCGGCCTTGCGGCCCTTTCCGCGCGGCACGAGCAGCCGCAAACCGTCGTCGGTCCTGACCAGGTGCGCCGGGTCGACCTGCGCGATTTCGTGGCAGCGCAAACCGGCGTATGCGGCGAGTGTCAACCACGAGCGCACCGGCTCGGGCGCGAGCGCGATCAAGACGTCTCGTTCGTGCGTCGTGTAGGGGTTCGGCTCGACCTCGCCCCGGGGCGGCGCTTTCGTGTCGAGAAACGGGTCGACGTCGAGGCGGCCGGTCTTGACGGCCCAGCGCGTAAACCGTCCCGCGAGTTTGTGATAGCCCGCGTGCGTGCCCTGCTTCCATCCGCGCAGTTCGGCGAGGCGGCGCAGGCCGCCGGGGGTGAGTTCGTCGACGCCGCCGAGCGCGCCAATCAGGCCGACGAGCTGCGCCCGGTCGTTGCGGATCGTGACCGGCGCAAGGTTGTTTGCGTACCGCCAGTCGATGAACGCGTCGACGATTTTCTCGCTCTTTGCGTCGATAACGGCCGCGTGCCACCTTGTGCGCCGTCGGGCAGCATTGGTAGCGTCCGGCGGATGCACTGGGGTTACTTGAAGCGCTGCGGCAACGTTCACGGGCTCGACCTCCTGCGAAGCGGTCGAGGGTAAACCGTTGACTAGGCAACGATCAAGCGCGCTGCCGGTTGTCGGCCCGGATTCCAACAGGAATGTGGAAACGGTGCCTGTTGTCACGCCGTCTTGCCACAGGAATGTTGATAACGCGCGCGCCGCCGTAGGCTCGCGGTCCGCTGGATTGCTCATGGTTAGGCCCTTTCGATCAAGGGTCGGCGTTGTATTCGGCGCTCGCCTGCCCGACCCGGCTGGCGGTGCCATAGCGGCACATATTACCCGCTCACGTCGGCTGTTGGCCGCGTGCGCCGGGGACGTCGAGCAGGCCTGCACGGTCGCGCGGCTGCTTGAGGGCTCGGGCTACTTCGCTCGGGGTGCCCGGTGAGGCCGGGCGCGCTCGGCGAGCTGGCGGTAATCGCGATTTGCGTCATTCTCGCGATCGCGCTGATTCACGGATGGGGATTTTGAAGCTCGCTGCCAAGCGCCGATTCCTTGCGCCGGGTTTCGCGGTCCGGTGGGCGCTCACGGCTGGCGAGGGCCCGAGGGGTGCTCGTGCCCGGGCGTCGGACCCCGGGCGCGAGCAGGGCTCCTACGGGCCCGGAGGCGGCCGCCGTGTCTGAGTGGTACGAGCAGGCGTATGCCGGGGGGCCGATGGTCAAGCTGCCGGGGTTCCCGCGTCCGTTGTATCCGCCGGACGCTGAGGCGCACGGCAAGCAGGCGTCGATCGACGGGCCCGACGTGATCGCCTATAAGCGCACGGTGTGGCGTGCGGGCCGCTGGCAGGGGCCCGCGTCGAATTTCGACGAGGCGTATTCGGACCGCTTCGCGCTCGGCGCCGGGCCGAATGTCGTCGATACCGGCGTCGCCGGGGTGCAGCGGCAACAGGACATAGACGATACGGGCTGGATCGGCACTAAGACGTTCAATACGTTGCGCTCGATTCGGGTGCCCGAGGGCCCGCATGCGGGTGAAATGGCTATGGACGATTACGCGGTCGAGTTGCTCGTGCAGGCGTGGAAACGGTTTGGCGGTCACGAGCCGGATTCGGGCAGTAAAGGGTCGGTGCGCGAGCGCGCGCTATGGATCGCCTGCGACGAGCTGGGCACGAAGGAATCGCCGCCGGAATCAAACAACGTCAAATATTGCGACTGGTACGGCATGGTCGGTCCGTGGTGCGCGATGTTTGTCACGTGGTGTTTCGAGCGCGCGGCCGACGAGCTAGGCACGGATTCGCTGCCGTTCATTCAGGGCGGCCGATACGCCTACGTGCCGTATTTGATCGCGGATGCGCGCGCTGCGAAATACGGGCTCAGTGTGACCGACGATCCGATCGCGGGCGACCTCGTTTGTTACGACTGGGACGGCGGCGAATACGACCACGTCGGCATATTTGAACAGTGGAATTCGGGCAGCTCGTTCGACGCGATCGAGGGCAATACCTCGACGTCGAACGACTCCAACGGCGGTCAGGTGATGCGCCGGATGCGCGACCGTAAAGCGCAAGGTACGACGTTTATCCGCGTGAAAGAGCCCGCATGATCGACGAGGGGCCCGACCTCGGCGTGCTGGCCTGCGCGTGCACGACGATCGAGCTGCTCGCGGCTTGCGAGAAAATCGCCGAGCAGCTCGCCGCGCTTATGGCGCTGCTTGAGGCTATGGCGCGCGTCGACGTCGAGCTGCCCCCGGCGATCGCGCTACACGTCTCGGATGAGCCCGCGTACCTGCCCGAGCGCGAGCTATTGGAGCTATCGCTACACCGGCTGCTCGACGCGATCGTCGCGCGCGCGGCCGCCGACCAACTGACGCCGTTCTAGTGCGCGTCGAGGCGCACAAGTGCGACGGGTGCGGCCGGATGCTCGTCGGTGTGCGCCGGGTCGCGCTGATGGTCGACGCGCACCCACGCGTCGAGCTAGACCTATGCGGCGCCTGCACCGTCGACGCCGTCGACACGCTGCTAAAGGTCGAATACTCGCGCGCGGCACCGGTTCACGGGTGCACCTGGTGAGGCGGTGTGCGCGGTGCGGGTGTGCGTTGTCGCGCTATGCGTCGCCGAGTGATCGCTATTGCGCGCCGTGTCATCCGGTGCGCGAGCACGGCGGCGAGTGCGCGCATGGTCACGACCTGGACGTCTACGGCGAGCGCAACGGGAAACGGCGCCGCTGTTCTAAGTGTCGACGCGCGAAGCGTGCGCGTCACGGCGCCTAACTCGGCGCCTAGAAGTTGAGTGCCCGCGCTCGCAACGGCGCGGGAGTGTAACGCGTTAGAGGCGCTGCTCTGGGCTGCAGCAGTAACCGACCACGGGTTCTAACGGTGGGGCGGGGAGGGCTGCTCGTGGGCTGCGGTTCCAAACCGAACCATGAGAGGGGTGTAGTGGTGAGAAGGTCTACCCCGCACGTGGAAGCTATGCCCTATGACGAGTTGGCCGCGCTCGCCGGGCTATCCGACCCGCAGCGCGCCGAGCTGGACACCGACCAGGACCTCGCCGCCGAGCTGCTACGTGCTGCGATATCGAGCACGAGCGTGAAGCGGCCTAGCTCGTGGGCTGTTGCCGCGTTCCGCAAGCGGCGCGGGAACACGAAACCGAGCGCGCGCAGGCGCGCGCGCAGCGCTACCGATGGGCCCGTGCCGGGCCCGCCGCCTGCCGCCGTTCTTGAGCGCCTGCAGGCTGAGCCCGAGCTGCGGGCGATGCTCGGCTCGGTGGTCGCTGCGGCGTTGCGCTATCACGGCGAGCCTGTCCCTGAGTGGCTTGATAGCTGACCTGGGCGCTACTCTCGTGCCGTGTCGCTCAACCATCAGTCGAGCGCATGGCGCGCACTGGCAGCTCGGGCTCGCCGCGAGCTAGACCCGGTCTGTTGGATCTGCGGTCGAGCGATTGACCTGACGATCACGCGCGGGCCCGCACGCTGCAGCGTCGACCACCTGGTGCCAGTGCATGCGGGCGGCCCGCTGATTGTGCCGCTCGACGAGCTGCGCCTAGCGCACGGTGGGTGTAACACGAGGCGGGGTAACCGGACCCGGCATGCGCGGCGTGGGTGGGTGCCACCCGCAACAGTGGCACCCCCGCCCGTCGAGGCAGGGGTGCCACCCTTGCCACCCTCCACGCGGCTGCCGCCGCTCGACCTCGGCGATGCGACCGACGCGCACGTCGTGCAGCGCTCGGGCTCGCGTGCTCGGCGTGCTGGCCGTGACGCTGCGCTCGTCGAGGCATCGGTGATCGAGTCGCAGCATCACCGCGCGAAGCGGCACGACCTGGGCAGGCGCGAGCAGCTCGCGCTCGACGTCGTGCTCGATTCGCGCGTCAAAGAAAAAAACGCGCACGAATTTTTAAGCGCTGACGCGACCCGGCTCCCCACGTCGCGCCCGAATCTCCCCGGAAACCCCCCGGAAACCCCGGCGAAAAACCGGCGCGCGCGCGAGGTCGGCGAGTTCGTCCCGGCCCGGATCGAGACGCCGACGCCGTCTGATGTGACTGGTTCATATGGGCCCGCCGCGATCGCCTGGACCGAGTCGACGCTAGGCGTGGTGCTGCGACCGTGGCAGGCGCACGCGCTCACGCGCGCGTTTGAGCACCGCGCCGACGGGTCGCTGCGCTGGACCTACGTCGTACTCACCGTGTCGCGCCAGTCAGGGAAATCGGTGCTGGCGCGCGCCGCCTGTTCGTGGCGGCTCGACGCGTCCGAGCTGTTCGGCGAGCCCCAGCACGTCTTGTCGACGGCGAACCTGCGATCGACGGCGCGCAACGTCTGGGAGCAGGCCGCGATCCGATTAGAACGCAAGCTCGGCGCGCTCGTGCGCTACGGCAACGGGCAGGAAATCGTCACGCTGGCGGACGGGTCGAGCTGGATCGTCGTCGCGGCGAACCGCAACGCGGGCGTGGGGCATTCACTGTCGATGGTGTTTGTCGACGAGGCCTGGAACGTCGGCCGCGAGGTCGTCGTCGACGCGCTCGCACCGACCACGCTTGAACGGGTCGACCCGCAAATCTGGCTCGTCTCGACGGCCGGTGAAGCATCCTCCGCGCTGCTATTGGACTACCGCGCGACGGCGATCGCGCAGGCATCGTCGCCCGATACGGCAACGGTGCTCATCATGGAGTGGTCGGTGCCGCAAGAGGCGGCGATCGACGACGTCGAATCATGGCGGCAGGCGTCGCCGCACTGGTCACCCCGGCGGCGTGACCGCGTCGCCGAGCTGTACCGGACGCTGCCCGAGCGGTCGTTTCGGCGCGAGCTGCTCAACCAGTACGTCACGTCGTCGCGCGCCTGGATCACCGACCTTCAATGGTTGCGCTGCCTCGACCGTGACGCCGAGCTGCCCGGCGAGGGCGGCACGATCGCGGTCGAATCGGCGTTCGGGTCGACGATCGGGCCGACGCCGTTCGGGCTCGTGCTCGCCGTCCGCGACGCCGACGGCCGCGTGATCGTCAGGGGGCAGGCGTACGCGGGCACGACCGAGCTGTGGGCGGCGGTCGAGGCGCTCGCCGCGACCCGTCGCGGCCTAACCCTCGTGCACGCTGAGCAGTTCCGGCATCACGTGCCGCGCATGCGCGGCGTGATCGTCGAGAAGGTCGGATACGCCGACCAGGTCGCAGGCTACGGGCCCTGCCTGCAGGCGATCGCGGCCGCCGAGCTGCGTCACGTCGGCGAGCCCGCACTATCCGAGCAGGTGCTGATTGCGGCGTCGACGACGACCGAGCGCGGCACCGCATTGTCGACCAGGGCGAGCGAGGGCCCGATTTTTCTGGCGCGCGCGCTCGTCTGGGCGGCCGGTCACGAGCTGCGGCCCGAGCAGCGCGCTAAGCCGATCATCGCCGCCGCATGATCGACGCGGCCGACGGCTATCTGCAGCTCGGCGCCGACGCGCACGTGCTCGACCGTTTCGACCTCACGCTCGGCTCGCGCTCGCTCGACCGTTGGCTCGACCTCTGGCGCTACCGGGACGGCGTGCGCGTGCTCATGCCGAAGCAGGGCACGATCGCGGTCGTGATCGCCGACCCGGACGCCCACGCCGGACCGGCGATCCACGCCGACCAGTTGCGCCTCGACGTCTAGAACATCATGCGGCGGCGCCGGGTGTGGGGCTCGCCGCAAAAGACGCATTCGTGCGGCGGCCGGGCACCGAATACGAGGCGCTCGGCGCTTGTGTCGAGGCGGCGCGCGAGCGCGATCACCGCCTGCAGGCTCGGCACCCGCAGGCCCGCCTCGATCCGGCTTATGTAGGCGTTGCTGACGCCGTCGGTGGCGAGTTCGCGCTGCGATAGCCCCGCCTCGATCCGACGCTCGCGGATGCGTTCGCCGATGCGGCGCACGTCGACCTCGACTGCCTGTTGCACGCTTCCCCCCTGCCTTGACGGGTGACCCCATGTGACCGCAGCGGCCGAACCGCCGCACGCTATCAAGTTTGCACCGGGGACCATGCCGGGGGCAGACTCGCCGCGATGAGTGTCCTACCGTTTCGCAGGCGTCCCGGCCGGGTTGAGGCGGCGGCGCCGTCGGTGCGGGCGGGGACATTGTCGCTGCGGCGTGCGCGCTCGGGCACGGTGCTAGAGACGGCGCAGATCGACCCGGTGCTCTTGGGTGATGCGTATGGGCGTGATGCGGCGATGAGTGTCCCGGCGATCGCCGGGTGCCGGAATCTGATTTGCGGCACGGTCGCGCAGCTCGACGTCGACCGAATCAGGGGCGACGAGCGGATCGAGCAGGGGCAGCTCCTGACGCAACCGGACCCGGACGTCGCCTGGTTGGAGACGATCACGGCGACCGTCGACGACCTGCTTTTTTACGGTCGCGCGTATTGGCTCGTGCTCGCGCGTGACAGTGAGGGCTATCCGACGCGTGCGCGCTGCGTTCCGGCGACGTGCGTCGAGCCCGAGCTGTCGGCGTATCTCACCGATTACTCGCGGCTGCTCGGCTATCGCGTGAACGGTACGCCGCTTGAGCCGGGCGACGTGATCGCGTTTGGGATGACGCATAGCGGCGTGCTGAATTTCGGGGCGCGCACGATCGCATCGGCTATCGCGTCGTTTGCGGCCGCGCGCCGTTTCGCCGACGTCGAGATACCGGCCGGGGTGCTGATAAATGAGGGGCACGAGTTGTCGCAGTCTGAGGCTGACGACCTCGTCGAGAATTTCCAGGCGCAGCGGCGCACGAAGTCGGTCGCGTATCTGCAGGGCGTCAAGTACGAGCGCACGAACATTTCACCGGCCGACCTGCAGCTCTCTGAGTCGCTGTCGGGCTGGGCGACCGAGTGCTGCCGCCTGTTTAACGTGCCGGTGGTGATGATCGGCGCGTCACCGACCGGGCATACCGGCTCGTCGGTGCTGTACTCAAACGTCGGTCAGAACACGGCCGCCTATGTCGGCACCGCCGTGTCGCCGGTGCTGGCGGCGATCGAGCAGGCACTGTCCGGGCCCTACGTAACCCCGCGCGGGCAGCGCGTGATTTTCCAGGTTGGCCAGTACGTGCGCTCTGATCCGACG